CGGCATTGGTGGCGGCATAGGCGGTATAGGTGGCATGCGCGGCATAGGAGGCGGCATTGGCGCTCCGGTCTCGCCCTGACAGCCACTTTTTTGCCCACACTTTCCAGGAGGGCGCAGAATATACATACTGCGCACATAGGATGGCGAACCGCACTCGCATTGGCAGCGTAATGTGAGGTGGTTTGATTCGCCGCAACGTTGTAACCTCCTTGCAACCGCCCTTCAAACCGTGGTCATCTTTCAGAATATTGCCTCGGCATTTCCACAGGTGGAATCCGCCATCCCGCGCTTGATAATCTCCGCCAGCCGGGTCCATCATCATTGCCAAGACCGGATCGCTATAGACGTGTATCCAGCCGGATGTGCACAAGTCTCCACGCCCTAGCGCACGATGCGTCACGTTTTCACCCCATTGGCAACCGCCATATGTTTGGTCACTCATGTCAGTCAGTTTGTAGACGACTTGCTTGGCTAACATCCTCCTCCTCCTCCAAGTTGCTGGTGCGCAAAATTGGCTTTCCCATCAGTCATCTCCTTCAATGTCCGCTTTGAGCCAATGGAGTGCCCAGAGTGCATCAACTTCGTTATCATCAGCCCCTTCATAGCCGAGCTTCGTCTGCGCAGCCTCGACCATATCTGCTTTGTTGGCTCCACCGGAGCCAGTTGCGAACTTCTTGAGCGTGCCGGTATGGATACTCTGATGCTCGATATTGAGCGCAGCACATACTTTTTGCACGTCTGTTTCAAAGCCGACCAGCGCCCGTGTAGCAGCGCCGCCTCGGTAATGCGGCAGTTCGTAGCCAATGACCCGGGGCTTCACAAGTTCAATCATTCCCTGGAGCCAGCGTTCAAAATGCAAATCCCGCATCCCCGGACTTTCCCCGCGCCGCAGTGTGAAGTTCTGAACACCGCTCGTGATGCCAACTGATGTCGAGGCTGCCCAACCGCAGCGAATACCCAGGTCAAGAGCCAGCAGGTTCACCATTCTCCTCCTCTGCTGCTTTGCGTTCACCCCAGCGTGGGGCAGCACTAGCATAGCCAAACTCACGCCCAGCTATGATCTGAGGGCCATTTTCTTTAACGTAACCTTGCAGGAGCTTCACCAGAGGTTTGCGCGCACCTTCGACCAGCCAATACTCGGCAGCCGCTCGTTCAAACTCTGCAAGCGATCCCATGCCTTCGCGCTGCGGTCGAGCAAACTGAGGCAGGCATTCACCGGCAAGCGCACACGATGCACACCAGTGCGAAGGGCGCGCAGGCCAGTTGTCCTCATCTAGCCGCCTCTTATATTCACGCGCGGCATTGCAGACCCAATACCATGCCTCTGTAAGCTGCCGCTCGCCGAGGCGCACGGTTGTGTCAAACTGACGCCTGAGCCACCTGTACGTGAAAACTACTGCCTCAATGCCCTCGAAGCCTTTCCACACACCTACCGAATAGCAGGCAGTCTGAAAGTCCTTGCGCGCTTCCGCTTTGTTGAGAATGCGGTGCCCGGACTTCCAGTCGATAACGTGGATGCCCTCCTCGATGTTCTCTGCGAGGTCAATCCGCATCGTGACCGACAGCCCATCATCGACCTCCAGGGTAAAATCGTTCTCACGCACAAGCTGCCGGTTAGGGTCGAGCCGTATCCAATAGCGGAAGCTCTTGACAAGCTCGACCACATCTGGATAGAGACGAGATTGGTTCTCGGCACCCACGATTCGGCGTGCTTCCTCCAGCAGCGTCTCCGGGTCGCTCCAGAGGGATTGCTGCTGAAGCCACCCGACATAGCTGATAAGGGTTTTGTGGATAAGGTCACCTATCAGCATTGCATCGGTTTGACCGAGCAGCCCATCACGCTGCGCCTTGTGTCGACGCGGGCACTGAAGCATACCCTGAATGTCGGAGCGCCGCAGAGTCAAGCCCTCGGCAGGTTCGGGTTCACCAAAAAACTTTGCTGCTGTTGATTTAGGCATGAGCGTCCCCTTTCCCCTTGCCGCTGAACTGATACAGTTTCACCCACTCCTCCAGCGCATCCACCCAGTCGGTTGTCCATTGACCCGACTGTCGCTTGACTATTCCCTCAAGCGACACACCTAGAACGTCGGCTGCCCAAGCCTGGAAAAGCTCGACCGCATCTTCACGCTGCATTTCTGGGTGGCCTGCATCAACGCGCTGGTAGGTAAGGTATTGGTCGAGTAGGTCGATAACCCGGCGCTGCACATCGACATTGTTAGGCATGCCAGAAATGGGCTTGCGCTTCCGCTCAGGCGGTGGCGCGGATGTGCCTAGCTCCTGGTCCTCATCAATGTCCTGGGTAAAGCTTTCGGCAAGACCGAATGTCCTGAGTGCTGCATCAACTTGAGCGCGCTTTTCGGCCATCTTGATAGCGGTATGAGGCGGCCACTTTTTCTCGCCGATGCTGGCAGCACCTCGGCCTTCACCGAGCACTTCGCCATTAGTGCGGGCAAGAACTATGCAGCGATAGCAAAATAGCCCATTCGGGCTTCCTGCCATTTCCCACGTTTCCAGGTCTCGGTGAAATTCAACTCGGCAGCCTGTGTAGTCCAGGATTTTTTGCGCGCCTGGTTGCCACAGGGAAGGCTTGCTCGATTTGAACTCTTTACCCGCGGCGCTCTGCCCGGTGATTTTGCCGAAGTCAATGCCCTCTTTCAGCTCTTTGCCTATCCAAACGACAAACTTACGCCGCCTTTCTGATCCTGCCTGCAACATCAGGGTTAGGTCATCACCCGTAACGAGCGTAACTGGTAGCGTCTCGCCTGTTTTATCCGTCATTTTATGTCCTCCTTAAATCGGCGGAGTGCCAACAGAACGGGGAATGATAAGACCCCGGCGCCCCACCTAACTGTTACTTTGTCTGGGCCTCCGCGGGTATCTTAAATCGCTGCTCTCCCAGGGTGCTGGCTAATTCTACGAGCAGTCTGAGAGCCATGATTAGTCCTTCGGTTCGCCCCAGGCTGATGTCGCGCTGCTCGTCCGTTGCCAGGGCAAGAACACCGCCTGCTCCAATCTCCAATTCATCTGAGACCTGGCCCATGGCATATTTCAGGCAAGAGTTGATATGATTCACTGACACAACTAACATCTCGCTTCTCCTTTCAATTCTCCTCCATAACAGGGCAGGGCGCCGGGATGAGGTGAGGTGTGCAGAGCAATCTGTTGGCTGGCGAAGAAAGCATGTGCACGGTAGCCGGCGCCCACGTCCTTATCTCCTCGCATCTGCTTTGTCTACATCCATTGACGTGCCTCGAAAGGCCTCCTCACCGATGCGGGCACGCTCATCAGCTTCCTCAGCCTGAGTTTCGGCCCAGCCGATGAAATCCTCATAGTTGCGATACTTTCCCCCGACCTCGGCAACGAGCGCATCCACTAGCGCGCCACGGCTCATGTTCTGGTGGAGCCATTGGGTGAAGTTCTTGTCCGTTAACCAATCATGATAATCTGCCATCGTCTTTCTCCTGTTGGCAAGTAGCGCATCCTGCTAGTGCATTTTCTTTAACAGCTGCTTGCATTCAGCATCCAAGGTGGCATATTCCCGGATCAGCTTCACTATCTCTGCCATCTTGTTTTCGCGCTGAGTACTTATGAGCACATATTTTGTTTCTGCGGCTCTTTTATCTTTAGTCATCATTTTTCTCCTTTTGCGCAACGAGGGCGGCTGCCGTAGTCAACGACAAACCGCCCTCCTGCGTTCCAGCACAGTAGCCAGCGCTGGCTTCTAAGCTGGCTCTTGCTAGGGTTTGAGATATTTGGGAAGGTAGCGATCCTGCGGAATCCTGAGAAACGTTCGAATGTCTCTCAACTCCTGGCGCGCTTTCAGACAACTGGTAGCTATGCCGCTCAGCTCTTTCTCCAGATGCCTGGTTTCCCAGATTCGGTGCCGAGCATCCTCCAGGATAATAACCATATCCCGTTCTGCTCGACCAAGCCGCCGCGCTACCTCCACCTTCCGGTCCGACATTTTCTTCCCGATGCCCATAGCTATCACCCCCTTTCTGGATTTTAGGGCAAACGGGACATAGTACCAGGGCTAGTATTGCAGTGTCTAGTAGTGCAGTGTTAAGGCGGGAAATGTCCGATAAGGTATATCGCTTAGCGTTAGAGTTAAACATTTTGCAAAATCATTTCTAGTGGTTATCGTCTGGGTAAATCATACCGACCAGAGTCGTGAAAAACAGCCTGATGTAATGCCAGAGCCTAGCTAATACCATTCTCCCACCATCCTTGAACAAACACTCCTGTAGCGCCTGGGTGCACTGGTTCCCCGGCTGCGAGTTTGTCCAGACATTCTCGAACCAGCTCGTTAGTGACGCCTGCATACCCAAAATCTTCAAGTGCCTTTGCGAAAATCTTTGCTACGCTGTCCGGAGCCTCCGTGAACTGTTTTTGCACTTCTGCGCCTGTCATCATTCCTCCTCCTCGTGTTGTCGTACATATTCATCAGCCGCGTCGATGTGCTTACAGCGACCCCCGCGATACTCGCCACCGGACCGGGCAAACGCCACGCAGTCGCACCGAACATTTACAGGCTGGTCGTGGTCGGTCTCGTTCAACTCGACGATATGTGAGGGTCTACCTGGGAACTGGACCTGATAGACCTGCCAGCAATCCAACGAGCCGCTGTCACGGTCAACCTGCGGTTTAGTCCGCAACCATTTGACCTCTGCATCCATCTTTACTCCTCCTACAAAAACAGGCCGGGCACCGGGCGCACGGAGACTAACACGACTGGCGTGTAGGTTCCTCCCGATGACCGACCTGCGTGATTGTGTGTGCTTGACCATGTTACCCTCCGTGCCTAGCATGCCACCAACCTACAACAAAACCGGCATCCTGTCAAAACAAATCCGCAGCAGATATGCCTGAATTGCCCTAACTCCTTACGTGATATAGAGATAAAATCTTTACATCGAAAGATATTTTTCCGCCCTGAGACGTAGTAATAGCAAGGAAAACTCGTAAAAGTGCCCTGCGCAGCAAACGAAATTGCATTGACAACTATGTAAAACAGACATAATAGATATGGTACTCTGATGCGCCAGAGCAAGGCGCCGGATAAGGCTAGGCGGGTCCCCTATGCCATATACTGTGACGGTAGATGAGCGGCCGTGCTTGCCGTCAGGGCTACTGGCGCTTTGTTCTGCTGCATTAATGCACCCAAACAGGAGAACGATAGTGGATGCTGTGTTGTGCCTGACAAGTCGAGCAAGTCGGAAAAAATAAACCTTGCCGTTCAACTCATTGTAGAAGGCGCCGGTTGGACTGGCGTCGCATCCAAGCTTGGTTATTCTACGAATCATCACGGCGACAGCGCCTACCGAAATCTCTGTGCTAATCATCGGCAGGAGTGGAACGCTGCCTATGAGGTTGCCTACGAACGCCACATGGCAGTTGTCGAATCTGAGGCGGTCCTGACGCAGCGGGACCTACTCCGCTGTGATGACCTGAGCATCCGCCAACGTGCATCCCATTCACTACTCAATCACGTCAGCAAACTTCGTGCGCAGCGTTTTGAGATAAGCGGGCGCGGCGGTGCGCCCATCAAGATGCAAACCACGATAGAGGAGCAAATTACCTTTGCCGCAGATCGTATTAGAGCAACCCTCGGCAACCGATTTGGAGACCTTAATCCAGTCGGAAGCTCGGCTGCTCGTCACAATTGAGCAGAATCCTTACATTCCGCACAGTCCGTTTGCAAAGCAGCGGGCATTTCTGGCGTTGCCTGACCTGGAAGCCTTCTACGGTGGCGCAGCACGTGGAGGCAAATCGGATGCGCTGCTGATGGCAGCGCTACAGTATGTGCAATGCCCAGGTTACAGTGCAATACTACTGAGGCGGACCTTTGCCGACCTCAAGTTGCCAGAGGCATTGATACCCCGGTCGCACGAGTGGCTGGAGCCGACCGATGCTCACTGGGTAGCTGACACAAAGTGCTGGCGGTTCCCATCCGGCGCAAGCCTGACATTCGGCTACCTGGAGACGGAGACCGACAAGTGGCGCTACCGGGGGGCAGATTTTCATTTCGTAGGATTTGACGAACTCACCGATTTTCTCGAACCTCAATTCGCATTTCTCTTCTCCCGATTAACCAAAAAGGCTGGTGATACTGTACCGCTCAGGATGCGTTCTGCGGGCAATCCAGGCGGTGCAGGGCACGAATGGGTCAAGAGCCGATACATCACTCCAGAGACCGCAGTAGGGCCGTTTGTACCTGCCAGGCTCATCGATAATCCTGCCATAGACCAGGCAGCGTATCGCCGGTCGCTTGCGAAGTTGGATCCGGTAACGCGCCAGCAGCTAGAGGAAGGTGATTGGGATGTGCAGGCGCAGGGCAATATGTTCAAGCGCCACTGGTTCGAGCTTGTGAATGATTATCCGGCACAGGGACGTCGCTGCCGATACTGGGATTTCGCAGCCTCTAAGGCGAAGCGTGGACATGACCCAGACTGGACAGCAGGGGCACTACTGACGGTGCGAGATGGGATTACCTACATTGCTGATATGCAACGCTTGCAAGGGACGCCACAGGAGGTTGAGCAGCTTGTCAAAGCTACGGCAGTGGAGGATGGGAAGGGGACAGAGATTGCTCTCGAAAGAGAGCCAGGCGCATCCGGCAAGCAGGTCATCGACCATTATATCAGGCGTGTGCTCTTGGGTTATACCGTTCGGGGCATTCCTAGCACCGAGGCCAAACCTATCCGCGCCAAGCCGCTTTCGAGCGCTGCTCAGGCAGGGAATGTGAAACTGGTTCGGGGTGCGTGGAACCGGGCATTCCTGGACGAAGCGTGCCTCTTCCCTGGGGGCGCGCACGATGACCAGGTGGATGCGGCATCGGGCGCATTCGCACAACTCACAGGGCGGACACCTGTCCGTATATCGAGGTTGTGGTAAGGAGAAAACGCTAATGTCATTAGGACGTCCCTGGTATAGCAAGGGAGTAGACCCAGAATGTGAATGGGATCCATATGATGGTGGTGATGCATATCCAGAATGCCTATGTAAGGAGGTTGGAAATGAGTGTAGTGAAAAATCCGAGAGGCATCGCGCGACCGCGCGATGGTCGAGGTGGCGGCGTCGGCATGCCAGGCGGCAGACGAGGCGGGCGTAATGCCAGCCCGTGTCCAAGCGGCGGCCCCGGCTTCGGACGTGGTGGTGGCAGAGGCGGCGGGAGACGGCGCAAATAAGAGGTCGCGCAATGTGGCCATTCAATAAGTTCAAAGGCAAATCCGACCTTGATGAATCCATAAAACACGGCGGGTGGAATACGCTGTGGGGCTTCCCGCTTATCGTCGGCACTGGCGACGAACTGTGGACAACGCTCACAGAGGCGCAGCAAGAGCAAGCGTACCGCAATCATGCTCTGATATATGCCTGTGTCCGCCTTATAGCCAACACCATCGCGCAGGCGCCTTTACAGGTCGGTAGCGATAGCGAGAAAGGCTTTGTGCCTGGTCGCTGGAATCACTGGCTTCCGGAGTTATTCCGAAATCCCAATCCATATTACAGCTACAACCGGCTGCTCTACTATGTCATCGGTCGCCTCCTTGTAACAGGCGAAGCATTCATCTGGAAACTGCGGGATAGTCAGGGCAATATCCAAGAACTCTGGCCTGTGCCCTCCAGTTGGATTACGCCGGTTGCAGGTGAGGGCACTCAGCTGATTGCCTCATTCAAGCTCCAGCGCGGCAACGAAACTCCCACCATTATCCGCGCAGAGGATATGAGTTACATCTGGCTACCTGACCTGTCGGGCACATATCAACCTACGAGTTGCCTCCAGGCTGCGCTGCACGATTATCAACTCGACCTCAAGCGCGAAAAGTTCCTGGCGGAGATGCTTACAAATCTCAACTTCCCGGGCCTCATCCTGACTCAGCCTGCGCCGATGGGAATTGGGCAGCGTGAGGATTTAAGAGCATCTCTGAAAGACCGTGTCGGACCAGGCAAACGTGGCGCACCTATCATCCTGGAAGGTGAGGGGGCAAGCGCGCAGGTTGTCGCACCGCTAGCAGACCTGGACTGGCCGGGCTTTACGGCGCTGTCTGAGACTCGCATATGCATGGCATTCGGCACTCCCCCGATTCTCGTCGGTTCACGAGCAGGTTTGGACCGCTCCACATACAGCAATTATGAGCAGGCGGAGAGGGGCTTCTACAACGACACAGCGGTGCCTCTATGGTCGATGCTGCAGAATGCTATCACGAGCGACTTCCTGCAACGTGAGGGAGAGAGGCTCTTGCAGGCGCGGTTTATTCTGCAGGACATTCGGCAGCTCCAGGAGGATGCGAATGCTCTGGCAGCTCGGCTCGGAGGACTTTTCCAAGGCGGTCTGATTACGCGAAATGAGGGTCGCCAGTCGTTGGGCTTCGTGCCGGTGAAAGGTGGCGATGTCTACCGTGTGCCTATCAACATAATGGAGGAGACGGCAAAGGAGACACCTCCAAGTGCCTAGAACTTACAACCCCAAAGTGGCTTTGCAGCGAGCAATCATAGCAGACGGTTGGCTGCTGAAATATCGGGATACCGTGAAGCGTGTGCTCAATGACCAGGTGCGGGAGGCTGTCAAGAGCATCGAGGCAGGCGAACCGGGTTGGCAAGAGGAGCTTAGGCCGAAATGGGAAGACGCCCTTGTAGCGCAGCAGCTAGGACTTTGCACCGTTATGGCGATAGATGGCATCCACTGGGTAGAGGCGGAGTTCGGGAAACGCGCGGCAATTGCAACACTGAGCGCTGCGATAGAGACACAGGCTCAGTTTGAGATGGCATTTGAGGACGAACTACTTCTAGCAAATCGCACCCGACCGAGTGTGGAAGCGTGGCTCAAGCAGACCTCAAAACTCGAAACTACAACCTCGATGAATCGCATCGACCGACTAATGCGAAACGGCATCGAAGAGGGACTCACCAACAAGCAGGTTGCGGGGCAATTGCTTGATGAGGGGATAGCGTGGAATAAGCCGAGGGCGGAGCTTATGGCGCGTACCAGCACCATCTGGAGCTACAACCGGGGGGCGCTGCTGCAATATGCAGATGAGGGCATTCCGGCAGTCGAGTGGCTTGCAGGAAGCGGCGCATGTGAGTTTTGCGCAGCGATGAGCGGAATACAGATACCGACAGGAGACGCATTTGTGCCTGGTGGAACCGAGCTTAGTGCGGGAAACGGTGCGGGCAAATTAGGAAT